TTGTAGCTGAGCCCCTATCCGATGAGCCAAGCTGAGATATCCCTGCCACCCAAGATCGTAGACCTTTTCAGTGGAGAGGCTCGGTACAGGTGCGCCTACGGTGGCCGAGGGTCCGCCAAGACTAGATCGTTTGCGTTGATGACTGCGGTCCGTGGTTACCAGTGGGGGATGGAAGGCAAGCAGGGCCAGATCCTATGTGCTCGAGAACACCTAAACTCTCTGGATGAATCCTCTCTGGAGGAGGTCAAGTCTGCCATACGCAGCGTTCCTTGGCTTGCCGCCTATTACGAGATGGGCGAGAAGTACATCAGGTCCAAAGACGGCAACATTAGCTATGTGTTTGCCGGGTTACGCAGAAACCTAGATAGTATCAAATCAAAAGCTAGAATTATCCTGTGCTGGGTTGATGAGGCCGAGGGAGTATCTGATACCGCTTGGCAGAAGCTGATACCTACCGTGCGGGAAGAGGACTCTGAGATCTGGGTCACATGGAACCCTGAGACAAAGCACTCTGCAACGCACAGGCGGTTTAGACTAAGCCCGCCAGAGTCCATGCGAATAGCTGAGATCAACTGGCGAGACAATCCATTCTTCCCTGAAGTTTTAGAGACTGAGCGGCTAGAGGATAAAAAGAACCGACCCGATCTTTATGACCACATCTGGGAAGGTCAGATGCTGGTTCACGCTGACGGCGCGTATTATGCCGTAGAGATGCGTGAGGCAACGGCGCAGTCTAGAATTACCAATGTGCCATACGACCGCTCTGTTGGCGTTGTAACGGCTTGGGATCTTGGGGTAGGTGATTCTACCTCTATATGGTTTGCGCAGTTTGTAGGGGCTGAGGTGCGCCTTATAGACTATTATGAATGCAGTGGTGTAGGTCTGGACCATTATGCTCGCATATTGAACGAAAAGGGCTACTTATACGATAGCCATATTCTGCCGCACGATGTGAGGGTACGAGAGCTTGGCACAGGAAAGTCTCGGCTTGAAACTCTAGACGCGCTTGGGGTGCGCCCGGTGACAATAGCACCGCAACTCAATGTTGATGATGGCATTCAAGCTGTGCGGTCATTGATTCCCCGGTGTTGGTTTGATGAGACTAAATGCGAGCGCGGTGTAGATGCTCTGAGACAGTACAGGCGTGATTATGATGACAAGGGAATGACTTGGAGAGGGCGGCCTTTGCATGACTGGACAAGCCACTGTGCGGACGCTTTAAGGTACTTGGCGATAGGCTACAGGGCTACGTCTAACTGGGACGCTCCAATCCGCAGGAACCTTCAGGGAATCGTCTAAAACGTGATATAATCGGCCATCTGTAAGTTACATTGAGATTTAGCGTATGGCAAAAATTCCAAGAGAAAGAATCAAAGGTATTGTAGACTTTGTTACTGAAACCCTAAAAAAACCTAAAATTGATAGGGAAGAGTTTGATCCTAGATTCTATCCAGCCGGAAAGGTCCGGGTTAAGGATGCTCCTGAATACCGCCCTAATGTAATCGACACAGGCACCATGATCCCTCAAGAGCGCATTGCTCTACAAGACCTAGAGGGTAGGCCATACCTTACAACAATGTCTGACAGGACTGCCGCTGGCGGTATACTTGAGGGTATTGGCAACCAACCTATCGCCCACCCTATCCGCTTAACTGGCGGCCAAGACTATATGCGTGATGACACTGGTGAGCTGTGGGCTTCTGGTGCAGGCGTTGTTCCTGATATGGTAAAAGCCGCGTCTGAAATAAAAGATCAATACGGCGCATCTCCTGTCTTTATGCCTTGGCGAATGTCCCCAAGTGGCGGTGACTTTGCTCACATGACTGGGCAAACCATGCTTTCATGGGCGTCAGCCAATATGCCCAAAGGCGTCAAGAAGCAACTAGATTCTGAGATGAAACTATTTGTGCCAGACTGGGCTGGGGTAGATGACCCTAAAAGCTTGGCGCAATACGGATCTTTGCCTGATAAGCAACGCAAGCAAGCTATGAACATGATGGACAAGAATTTCCGCAATCAGGGCGGCATCTCGCAGACTCAGGCCAGACTAGCAGTTGCTGACCAGTCGCAGTTGCTGTCTCCTGTTAGCGGGTTTCAGAATGTCGGTGAAATAGATCTACAGCGTGGTGTTCTTGAGGGTGGCGGAAACCCAACCTATCCTTCTGGATTAGCTGGAGAATATTCTGGAACTCTGGACACTGATGTCACCGCTATGGCCCTCAATCCTGAGAGATTTGCTAGAGCAAGAAAGAAAGATGGTAGCTTTGATTCCGGGCCACAAGGACCAGACTATCTGTCTACCAAAGATGCGCCAAGAAGGGCTATGGAAGTTGGTTACTATGGCGGCTTGATTGATGAGCCACTATTGCGCAGGCTGAGTGACGAAGGCTTTAAAATTAATAGCGGGCTTTTACCCGGGATTGTGACCGCTGGCGTTGCTGGCGCGTCTCTGCTTGGGAGTGAAGAGGCAGACGCTGGTCCTGCTGGATTACTGCGCAACGTATTCCCTGCACCTCAGAGAATGTTTGACCCTGATGATAAGGCATACAAGCCATTTCTAGAGTCGTTCGGGCAGACCCCCGGAGGCAGATACTTAGAGATGGGACCTGATGGACCAAAAGACATTACCGGGGAATACCCGGAGAGCGCACAGCTAGGCGTTGGCCCTGATGGAAAGCCAAAGTTTCAGGTAGCGCCTACGCAAGCTACAAACATCCCTGACGCAAAAGGACCCGGGCGAAAAATTAAAACAAATCTAGCAAAGAAAAAGACAGGCTGGAAATGGACTCAGGCTCCTGAAGGTTATGATCCAGACCCAGATGGCGGCTTCCCAATTGTCTCTGTCAATGACGGAAAGGACCACTACTACACGTTAAACACTGATTTCCCTGAAGGTGTGGAGCTGGCTAGGTATCCTAATGAAGCCAGTGAGCCTAGACTCAAGCCCACAAGAAAGGGCTACGTAAACCTAGGTGAGAAGGTTGGCGAGATCGAGATGCGAGGCAAAAAGCATCCGGTGTATGACAACATAACAATACGTCAGGCCGCCCCGGTCGCTATGGCAGGACTGCTCGGTGCAGGAATGAGCGAAGATGCTGACGCAAGCATTGTAGGGGTGTTCTCAAAACTTGGTGCAAGCCGTGCAGACTTAAAAGGCATGGCTACAAAAATGGAAGCAGAGGGATTGTCACCAAAAGAAATTATCGAAAAGACTGGTTGGTATAAAGGGGCGCAAGATGGCAAGTGGCGCACAGAGCTACCAAACACTAACACAAAAATAAATTTGCCAGATGTGGATTTTGCCAAGACTGATGAGACCCAAATCGTAAAGAGGCTTGATGAGATTGTTGATGATCCTGAGTTGTTATCGCAATATGATGTTGACGTACAAGATGTAGATTCAGGATTTAATCTCGGCGTTGCCGATTTTGCTGAGGCCGAAGCTGGTGATGGATGGAGAAGTGTTGGCGCACTTGGAAAAACTCGAGTAGTGTTCGACAGCGAGTTGCCACCGGGAGAAGGATACTTCGATGGGTCTGCAATCACTGTCAGCGCTCTTAGCTCTCCGCAAGAACAGCGTGCAACAATCCTGCATGAGTTACAGCACGCCATCCAGAAAAGGGAGAATTTTGCAGAAGGCGCTAACGCTAAACTGTTTGAGAACGACAAGTTTTACTCTGACCGTTGGACTGAAAGTGCTGAGAAAAAGTTAGAAAAGCTGGATGAGGCATATCTTGAAAAAGATGAATACGGGTTCTCTACTTTAAGTGGAGAAGATAGAGAGAAGCGGGACCTGCTACGCCTAGCTAAGATGAAGGCTGATCGGTTTAGAGCGGAAAGCGCAAAAGCGGGCACTGAAAATCCTTTTAATATGTATCTCGCTTCCACAGGAGAGGTAGAAGCACGCAACGTCGAGTTGCGCGACAGGGCCATGAGCCCCACTGGATTGCGCGCAGTAGCACCATTTGAGACTGAGTCAGTGCCATCGTCGAACCAGATATTCCGCCCGGAAGACGATCCAGTTGCAAGTTTCGAGGATGTGGTTGATACCCGATATAATTTTTATAGGAAACCAGATGTCAGAGCATCGGAAAGGAGCCGGTTTGAAGGTCTTATGCGAGAAGAAGACAGGCTTCGTGAGATGGGGTCATCTTCGTTTGGCAAGGTGTCGCCAGAGCTGGCCGCATATAGACGCTCTCAGATTTTGCCGAGTATTGCGGAGATGGGTATGGGGGCCTTTGATAGCGCGGTTGACACAATCGACTTTTTGTCGCAAATACCTAGCTCCAGATACACCGGGAGAATGTCAGAACGCACACCTTTAAGGGACTCGTTGGGCGGTCTATTGGATTACAACTTCATGGATGAGAGAGATCGTAAGGCGATAGAAGAGGCGCGGTTGATAGGCAGTTTGTTAGGACCTATTTAATCGCTCATGGATTTACAGCGCTAAGCTAAAAAAAATGTTAAAATCGGGCATTGACTGGAGATACTATGGCACTTAACAATTACTCGGATCTGAAGGCAACGGTTGCTGATTACCTGAACAGGGATGATCTAACAAACCAGATATCAGATTTTATCGATTTGGCGCAAAAACGCTTGGCTAAAAGGTTCCGTGATGTTGGAACAATTAGCTCAGCGAATCCGACAACGCCATTCTTTCTAAAGTATCAGGACGCTTACATATACGGCTCTCTAATGGAAGCAGAGCCGTTTCTGGGGGCAGATGAGCGCGTACAGCTATGGACGGGTCTATATGATCGCGCAGTAGCTGAAATACGCATTCCTGATACAAACTCAAACCTTTCTAGCTACTCAGGATTACAGGCCGCAGTTAGTGATTGGTTGGACCGCCCCGACATTGACGGTTCCATACCTTCGTTTATTAATCTGGCAGAGTCTAAATTAAAAAGAAAGTTCAAAGGAATAACTGGGCTCTCTTCTACAAACACTGTAAACAGCTTTTTGACATCGTACCCTGATGTTTATTTATACGGCGCACTCATAGAGGCCGAGTCATATCTTAAAGATGACGCTCGTATTCCGTTATGGGCTAGTATGTATGACAGCTCGGTGGCTAGTGTTCGCATCCCTGATACAAACTCAGATCTTTCTAACTACGCAGGACTTCAAGCTACAATCAGCGATTGGCTAGATAGGCCAGACATTGATGGTGCAGTACCTTCCTTCATCAAGCTGGCGGAATCTAAGCTTAAGAGAAAGTTCAAAGGAATAACTGGGCTCACCGATTCAAACACTACAAACTATTTTCTAACCTCTTACCCTGATGTTTATTTATACGGTTCACTTATCGAGGCCGAGTCATACCTCAAAGATGATGCCCGTATTCCGTTATGGGTTAGTATGTATGACACTTCAGTGGCTGGTGTCCGAATACCTGATACAAACGCAAATCTGTCTGATTACGCAGGCTTGCAGGCAGCAATAAGCGACTGGCTAGATAGACCGGACATTGATGTTTCAGTGCCATCTTTCATCGAGCTGGCAGAATCAAAACTCAAGAGAAGGTTTAAAGGAATAACCACGCTCACCGATTCAAACACCAGCAACTATTTTCTAACCTCTTACCCGGATGCTTACTTGTACGGGGCGCTCGTAGAGGCTGAGTCATATCTCAAGGATGATGTTCGTATTCCCCTGTGGACAGGCCTATATGAGCGAGCGGTGGCCGAGATTCGCATTCCCGACACTAGCTCAAACCTGTCTAATTATTCAGGATTGAAAGCCGCAATAAGCGATTGGTTGGATAGACCAGACATTGATAACTCAATACCTTCCTTCATTGAGCTCGCGGAGTCTAGGCTTAAAAGGAAATTTAGGGGAATCTCTACACTTTCTGACTCAAACACTAGCAACGATTTTCTAGCGTCTTATCCGGATGCCTATTTATACGGCTCCCTAATAGAAGCTGAAGCATACCTTAAAGATGATTCTCGCATTCCCGTTTGGTCTGCTCTGTATGACCAGTCTGTTGCCGAGATTCGGATTCCTGACACAAACGCAAATCTTTCTAATTATGCGGGATTGAAAGCGGCAATCAGTGACTGGCTTGACCGGCCAGATATTGATAGCTCAATACCTTCCTTCATTGAATTGTCAGAATCTAAGCTCAAAAGAAAGTTTAAAGGGATAACTGCGCTTTCTGATTCCAACACCAGCAACAGTTTTTTGACTTCTTACCCAGATGCCTATCTGTATGGCTCTCTGGTGGAGGCTGAAGGATACCTGAAGGATGACGTTCGCATTCCTTTGTGGGCAGGCTTGTACGATCAAGCAGTGGCTGGAATACGAATACCCGACACAAGCTCAGATCTTTCTAACTACGCAGGGTTGAAGGCGGCAATCAGTGATTGGCTAAATCGTCCAGATATCGACGATTCAATACCTTCTTTTATTGAACTAGCAGAATCTAAGCTGAAGAGAAAGTTTCAGGGAATAGTCGGGCTTTCTGATTCAGTTTCTACTAACGATTTTTTGACATCTTACCCTGACGCCTACTTATATGGTTCTCTTGTAGAAGCGGAGGCGTATCTTAAAGATGATTCTCGGATACCTTTGTGGGCTTCTTTGTATGACAAGTCTGTTGAAGGGATAAGAACACCAGACACTGCCACCGGGCTGACTACTTATGCTGGACTAAAAGCGGCAGTTTCTGATTGGTTAAGCAATGAACAACTAACGGCAATCGTTCCTACGTTTATCGCGCTTGCTGAGTCTCAGATCAATCGTGATGTACGCCACTGGCGGATGGAGAATCGAGCAACCTCTACAATGACCACGCAATATCTTGCCAGACCGGATGACTGGGTAGAGACTATACGCCTAAAATCTACTGGCTCTGGCACTATGCCTTTGCAGTACCTAAGCGGCATGGCAATGGATGAGCGTAGAGCTAGCAGCGAGAACGTAGCGGGTGAGCCAAGATATTATCGGCACGTTGAGACTCAGTTTGAGGTGTGGCCATCCCCAAGCTCATCAGTTGATGTAGAGCTGATTTATTTCCAAAAGCTTCCAGAGTTAAGTGGATCAAACGCAACTAACTGGTTGCTGTTAAACGCACCAGACGTGTATCTGTACGGGGCTTTGGTTGCGGCATCTCCTTACTTGGGCGATGACGCTAGAGTTGCTGTATGGGCGCAAATGTACGCTACATCGGTATTAAAGCTGAACGAAGAGTCAGAGAAGGCAAAATACAGCGGATCTGGCTTATCCATGAGGGTTAAAGGGTTAGACACCGGGCGCTCTCGCAATCAATACTACTACGGGGTTCACTAATGAGCTTCACTCCATATTTAGAAAGCAGGGTTATGAGGCACTTTTTTAAAGGTGACACTATTAGCCCGGCAGGAACTTTGTACATTTCATTGCATACCGCAGACCCTACTTCTGGAGGGCATGAGGTTACAGCGACGGGTTACCAGCGGCAATCTACTGGGTTCACGGTTGCTGGTGGCACGGCATCTAACGCAGACAGTGTTGCTTTTAACGCGCAGGCAAGTTACGGAACAATAACTCACGCTGGTATTTGGGACAGCCTGTCTGGTGGCAATATGATTAACTCCTCTGCGCTTACAACGAGCAGGACTATAGACGCTGGAGAGGTTGCGGCATTCGCGGTTAGTGCAATAGACGTGACGCTGTCCTAATATGCTGTATAGCCAATACAAGTACAACTATTACAAGTATGCGACTGCGGTATTCCCTGCTGACGCAACTGTAAGCACAACGGTTAGTTCAACGTCCGCTGACTTAGTTGAAGCTATATTGCTGGAAACTGTCAGCACGCAAACTTCTAGCACCTCGGCTAATTTTGTTGATATATGGGCAGGCGTACCTCTTAGCCCGGCAACATGGATAGATGCAACATTAGGGTCTGCAATTTGGACTGATAAACCGCTTGGCACTGCAAGCTGGGTTAACGCAAACTAAAATTTAGGAATTTTAAGATGGCAACAACAACGACTAATTACACTTTTAACAAGCCAGCCGTAGGCGCTGATACCAATCTTTGGGGTGGTTACTTAAACGATAATTGGGCAAAGCTGGACAATTTGCTTGGCAGCTCTACGCCATTGCCTCTTACCGGAATTGACATTGACAGCGGATCTATTGATGGTACTGCCGTTGGTGCAAACGCGACATCAACCGGAGCCTTCACGACCCTGTCTGCATCAGGCTTGCTTACCCCTGCTGGTGGCGCCCAACTCAACGATAATGTTAAGGCTACATTTGGCTCTGGAACAGATCTTGAGATTTTCCATGATGGCACAAACAGCTTACTTAACATAGCTGGTAGCGGTAACGTGCAGGTAAAGGCAGACGCAGAAAACCGAGACCCTGTTTTTGTTGTTAAAAACACAGGCACTACCCAAAATTCCTCTGCAATGATGTCGTTTGAGTCAGACAACACCACCGGAGACGGGGCACATTTACCTCCAAAGATTGGCGGAATTGATGGTTTATTTTCAATCCAGATGTCAGACCCCGATAACACATCGGCATATGCTGATGCTATATTAGTCACCCCCTCTGGCACAACCGTAAAAAACACGCTCTATTCTGCCAAGAACGCCGAGTTTCGCACATCGTCAGACCCAACGATTAATGCGCCTAACGCTTTGTTTCAGGCAAGGTCCGCTTACGCGGGTACTAATATTTATTTGCAGACATTTAAGAGGAGTTCTGGAGATGTTGCTGGCCACATATCGCTGAATGGTGCAGCCACAGTATATTCAACAACGTCAGACTACAGGGTTAAGGAAGATGTACAAGATATAGATGGCGCTACCGCGTCTCTTTTACAGCTTAACCCAATTAACTTTAAGTGGACGTTCAGCGAAGAAAGGACTAACGGCTTCCTCGCGCATGAGGTGCAAGCTATTGTTCCAGATGCTGTTTCAGGAGTAAAAGACGCAACCCACACTTATGTAGATGAAGACGGTGTAGAGCACACCGAGATGGAACTACAGGGATTAGATCAGGCTAAGCTTGTGCCTCTTTTAGTTAAAACCGTGCAAGAGCTTGAAGCGCGAATTTCTGCATTAGAAAGCGCATAGGAGTAGACAATGGCCGACTCTAATACTTCGACGTATAGCCTAGTAAAGCCCGAGGTTGACGGCTCAGACGGAACGTGGGGCACCAAGCTAAACAACAACTTGGATTCTCTGGACAGCCTTCTTTCTGGCGGAACCCAGTTGCAAAATGTCCACCTTACCGGGCAGATAGAGCTGACAAATAGCACAGGAACGTCTGGGCAGGTTTTAACTAGCGCGGGATCTGGTGCTAACGCTTACTGGTCCAGTGCAGGAGGGATTGCGCTCACAGATCTGTCGGTCACCGTTGGATCGGTTGGCACGGCTAATCTTGCGTATAACAGCGGCACGGGCGTATTTACTTACACGCCACCAAATCTCTCCGCTTACCTGACAGCGAGTAGCACTGCCACCCTTACAAATAAGTCTGGCAACATATCCCAGTGGACTAATGATTCAGGCTATGGAACCTCTAGTTTCTCTGGGGCATACGCTGACCTAACAGGTAAGCCTACAATACCCACTAACAACAATGAGCTTATTAATGGCGCTGGCTATACAACAAACACAGGCGACATCACTGCGGTTGTAGCTGGGACTGCCCTGTCAGGTGGTGCTACTAGCGGCTCTGCAACTCTTAACGTAACCGATAATGGCATTGGCGCGACACAGCTTAATGTGTCAGGTGACGGAACGTCTGGTCAGGTATTAGCGTCTGATGGCGATGGGTCATTCTCTTGGGTTGCACAGTCTGGCGGTGGTGGCGGAATATCCTTAACTGATCTTTCCGTTACAGTTGCATCTGCTGGCACAGCTAACCTAGCTTACAATAATACTAATGGCGTGTTTACTTATACTCCGCCTGATCTATCAACGTATTTGACAGCCTCTAGCACAGCGACCCTGACCAACAAATCAGGCAACATCTCGCAGTGGACTAACGATTCTGGGTACACCACCAACACCGGTGATATTACTGCTGTGGTTGCAGGCACAGGTCTATCAGGTGGCGCTACCAGCGGATCTGCCACACTGAACATAGACTCTACTGTTGCAACTCTAACTGGCGCACAGACCCTGACGAACAAAGCCCTAACATCTCCTGCTCTTACTACCCCAACCATTGAGGGTGGAGCAAGTGACTGGCAGTTCTCAGTCTCAGGTAATGACCTTATTATAAGCTATGGCGGCACGTCTAAGGCCAAGTTGGATACAACTGGTAACTTAACTGTAGTAGGTAACGTAACGGCTTACGGGACAATCTAATGGCTTTACCGGCTAGTGGCACAATAAGTCTCAATGAGATACACATCGAGGCTGGCGGAACTACGGCAACCCTAGCCAGCATTAATGATGCTGACATCCGTGCGCTAATAGGAAAAGCTGACGGTGTTGAGATGTCTTTCAATGAGTGGTATGGAGCAAGTGCCGGGCAGTCGTTTACTGTAACTGAAGGCAGTGATCTGTTTACTTCTGCCGCCTACTACGGTTTCCGTGAAGAGCGCAACCCAGATGTTGGTTCTGTATCCCCCACAAGCCTAACAGTAGCGAGTAAGTCACATCCTATCCGTGATGCTTACCGAAGGGTTTCTAGAAGCGGCGGCGTAGATGATGACTCTACCTCTGCATTCTGGTTTATTATTTACAACGCATCAGATGGTACAGTTCCTGCTGACGATTGGTTTACCTCTGTAGACGTTGAGATTACGGGCGGCACAGCAAATTTGACTCAATCTTCCGCTACTATTTTCTCCACAGGGACAGGGTCTACTGGGCGCAAAGAATGGCGCTGGTTCTCTAATGATTTTTCTTCTGGGGATCTGACAAACTTTGCGTCTAAGTGGGATGGTTCTGGAACGTCTGACGTAACAATAAACGAGTAACGATATGGCTATTACCCTAACATACGACACCCCCTCTGATGGCCAGCTTAGAATATCTGGAACTTATTCTCACGACTCGGGATCGGGCGACTTTAGTTGCCCTATTGTTTATAATGGCGAGGCAATGGATTTGGTAACCACCGAATCAAGAACTAAACTTACTATCCAAGAATCAATAGATTCTGACTTACAATAACTGGAGCAACAAATGAAAATTTTATTTCCAATCGTTTTATTGGCCCTAGCTGGCTGTAACACCTTCAACGGCGCTATTGATGGATCGCAAGAGATTCTGACCAGCACTGTAGACTCAGCACAGACTATGGTTACCGATACCGCTAAGGGTATAGGCAAAGGGTCTGCAACTGCTGTCGAAGGAATTGCTAAAGACATCCGATCAGCATCTGAGTGAATAGAAGGGCTTCTGAATGATCGACCCGATAACAGCGATTAGTATAGCGACCAATGCTTTTGGCACTATACAGCGCATGGTTAAGGCTGGGAAGGGAGTAGAAGATACTCTCTCTCAGTTGGGTCGGTGGTACGGAGCCGTTGCTGATCTCAATGAGCATAAGCGCAGGGCAGAAAACCCGCCTCTCTTCAAACGAATTATTGCTTCTAAAAGTGTTGAGCAGGAAGCAATGGAGATATACGCGCACGAAAAAAAGATCAAGCAACAGGAAGCAGAACTCAGAGAACTGCTGATGTACACCTACGGCCCAGAGGGCTATAAAGAACTGGTGGCACTCAGACGCAAGATCAAAGACCAGAGAGAGAAGACTGTTTATCTACAGGCTAGGAAGCGCAAGGCATTCTTTTGGAATAGCATTCAGATCGCAGGAATAGCTGTACTTGGATATGCTGTTTATTTTTTATTCGCACTAATATTAGGAGCCATGAATGGCAACGGTTAAGGAAGCTCTAATTAGGATCGAGGAGCATGAGAAGACTTGCCTAATTCGCTATCAGAACATTGAGAAGCGGTTAGAAGAGGGATCACAGCGATTCAAGAAAAGCGAAATGATGCTGTGGGGTATGTACCCCCTGATAATCGGTTTATTTTTAATTGAGAAAGGCATACTGTAATGCTTAAACTATTACTTGGCCCCATTGCAGAATTAGCAGGCGGGTTCCTAAAGAACAAAGCTGATCAGGCTAAAGCGAAGCACGAAGCCAAAATGAACGTGATTCAGAATGATGCTGACTGGGAAGCTAAGATGGCTGATGCTTCTGCTAATAGCTGGAAAGATGAATTTTTTTCACTGATACTAAGTTTGCCCCTGTTCTTTATTGGTTATGCAATAGTGGTAGATGATATGACGATAATAAATAGAGTTGAGCAAGCATTTGCCGCATTAAATAATCTGCCAGATTGGTATCAGTATTTATTGTTTATCGCAGTGTCTGCCAGTTTTGGCATTAAGGGCGCTGACAAGATAATGAAAATGAGAAAATAGAAATGGCGCTAATAACATTAGAAATACCGCCCGGCGTTTATCGCACCGGAACAGACCTAGACAGCAAAAATAGATGGCTGGATGCAAGCCTAGTACGCTGGGATCAAGGCTCTCTTAGGCCAATTGGCGGATGGTTACAGCGCGGAACTGAAACCGTTGGCGCTGTCCCAAGAGGCTGCCATGTTTGGACCGACAACAATGGGGGCAGGCATATAGTTGCTGGCACATTTAATTCTTTGTCGCACATATATCAGGACAATGTTAAAACGTCTCTGACGCCTGTAGGCTTAAGTTCAGGGACTGTTGGTCAAGCCTCCAACACCGGTTACGGTGGGGCGGATTTCGGTGAAGAAGACTATGGAACAGAAAGGGCGAATGATTCTTTTTATGCGGAAGCTACGTCATGGTCTATGGGCAACTTTGGAGAGTATCTGGTTGCGTGCTCGTCTGAGGATGGGAAAATATACGAGTGGCAACTGAACACATCCGTTCTCCCAACTGCCCTCGCTAACGCCCCCGTTAACAACGATGCAATTGTCGTAACTGAAGAACGATTTATATTTGCGTTAGGGGCAGGCAACAACCCAAGAAAGGTTCAGTGGTGCGATAGAGAAGACAACACCGACTGGACGCCAACAGCTACTAATCAGGCCGGTGACTTCGAGCTAACAACAACAGGAAGAATACAGCAGGCAGTAAAGGTTCGAGGGCGGACGCTGATTCTGACAACAACGGATGCCCACGTTGCAACTTACAGTGGCCCTCCCTTTGTTTACGGCTTTGAAAGAGTAAGCGGTTCCTGTGGCGCCATATCTAGAATGTCTGCTGTAGGAATCCACGAAGGGGCTTTCTGGATGGGGAATAACGGCTTCTTTGCGTATGATGGCTCAGGCGTAAGAGAGCTACAGTGCGCCGTCCATGACAGGGTGTTTGACAATATAAACACGTCGCAAAACAGTAAAGTGTTTGGCGTCCACAATGCTCAACATAACGAGATTTGGTGGTTCTACTCTACCGGCACCGATGCTGAAGACAATGACAGCTATGTTGCTTATGACTACAGAGAAGACATCTGGACAGTAGGGAAAATGGCCCGGTCGGCTGGGTTTGATGTTGGCGTATTCAGCAATCCAATATGGTTTGGAATTGATGGAAAGCTATACGACCAAGAAACTGGGTTTTCTTACGACAGTGATAAGCCTTATGCCGAGACCGGTCCATTGATGATTGGAGCGTCTGGGGAGGATCTAATGAAAGTGACGCGGCTTATTCCGGATGTGACATCATTGGAAAGCGCAGACGTTTACTTTACCACTAGACTATATCCTACTGCACCGGCAACTACGCATGGGCCTTTTGATTTATCCAATCCGACCTCAGTTAGATTTCAGGGGAGGCAGGTTCGTATGAAAATAGAAGGCCAAGAAACAACCAACTGGAGAGCTGGAGCTATGCGCTTAGAAGTCAGCCCC